GGGGTGGTTCACTTATATCAGCATATGCTGGCCCCCAATTAGTATTATCAAAACTCTCATCTCTTCTAGCCCAACTCACACCATTTCTACTATTTGGATCTTGTGTTGTATATCCAGTTCCATCTTCCCAACTTTGTGATAGTGGGAATGTGGCTAATGAATATTCTGGTGAAAGTTCAGATGTCTTTTGTTCGTATAATCTTAAATAGTATCTTGGTGGAACTCCATTACCATCTTGACTAATAGTTATTTCATTAGATACAAGTGATTGTGATAATTCAGTTAAATCAAAATGTAAAAGAACTCGTGAAACTCCTTTCAATGAAGTTCCATCAAAATCTTTTTTAAGGACAAGAGTATCATCACCACCGAAATTCTTTTCGGAGTTTGTATTTAATTCATAGATGTAAGCATCCTTTGAAGGATATATAAAGTGATACATTATCTTACTATTCCTTTAATATTTTTATTTGGATTTTTTAATTCAAATACTGCTGGTTCATATGAAGGTAATATAACACCATTACCTGCAATTGCATCCGTACCATAAAATTTACCAAAATCATAATAATAACCATAACCAGAATTATTGGTAGTTTTAGTACTACCATCAGACTGTATCAAGGTTGTGTATAATTGGGGACTAAATATAAAATCCTGTGATCCACCAGCGGCAACTTGTGCATTATAATCATAATCTTGAGTTATTGTTGTATAATTTACAGCCCTTACACCATCAACATCCACTAATAATTGATTCAAATCACTTGTATATAATATCTGTTTAAATTGCATTTTATCAGCAGAAAAATAATTTTTTATGGCTTGAATACATCTAAATTTTACATCATCTTTGCTTTCATATTGTTGGGCTATAACATCAAACACTACACCAAAATTTATTACATGACCATCATAGAATGATATTTGATCCGTTATCATTCTATATTGATTTAGATATTGTTTAAGATTTTGTTTAATTATAGTTGGTGTACTTATTAAATCTTTATTATTATTATAAGAAAGTAAATATAAATCTACAGTATATAATCTATCATCTTGAGATACATTAGAATAAGTTAATTCTAAAGTTTCAGACAAAAGATCAATATCTTCAGTATTTAATCCACCACTTTTATCCACATCAAGTAATTTTTTTATTTTTTCCAAACCTTTAGATATAGAGGCGGGACTTGTTGTCACGGATGAAAGCATTTCATAATTTGTATCTATAATACCAGTTAAACTTGTAACCAAGTCCTTAACCTTTTTTCTCTGTGCGTTCATAATTGCCCCTGACCTACCACAATAAACTTTTGCAATGCTTCCAAATTTTGCAGACATATTCATTGTTCTGGATTCAAAATCGGATTTAGTTACACATCTAGCCTGGGTAGAAAAATTTCCTAAAGTTTTATGTCTAATCTCATCTATGGTTTCCCCTGAAGAACCACCCCCGGCGGGGTTTTCATTAGTAACAGATATATTCACATTAGATCCGGCCAGTAAACTGGAATCAACTATATTTGTTAATATACCAGATGAAATATTATATTTAGCACCACCTCCAATTCTATATGTTATAGTTAAAGTTGTATGTGAAGGTGATTGTCCAAGAGTTCCATACGCATCACCCAGAAGTGGATCTATTTCAGATTCTAAATCTTCTTCACCACCGGGTAAATTTATTCCCTGTTGTTCGATTGCCAAAAAGCTCGCATCAAAAGTATTACCATTTTTTAAAATTCCATTACCAAATATTAAACTAGTATTATTATTTTCATCAATATCAACAATAAATCTTTTCCCAGTTTTTATATATTCCAATGAATATGGTACTGGTAAATTAATAGTAGAACTACCATCAGTAGTAGTGTATGCGGTAGTTCTATTTTGAGTTGAAGTATAATGAGTTTCACTTGGTATTTTATCCTGTGCCAAACTACCAACTTCATACCAAATATTATCATTATCATCAACTACCTTTAATATTTCAATTACATTTAGTTCGGGTAATTTCAATGATAAAAATTTAGTTGGTTCACCGATTTTAAACGAAGTAGTTTTGGTTTCACCACCAATTGCAGATACCCTACGAGTTAATTTATAACTTGATGGTACACCAGTTGCGGAATTTATCTCATTTTGAACATCAGGAATATTTGCAGATGAACTAATTTTAAAATCAACTACATCCAAAGTTTCAAATAATAATGTTGTATCTGAAGACGGTGACACTTTCATACCTTTATCAATTATTACAGCAGACGAATAATCGGCTTTTCCGTCTGAATCCGCACCAACAATATCATTTATAGTTAAAGTGACATATGCCGCGGCAACGGTTTTGGGAGTATATCCCTGTGATTTTGCAAGTGTAATTAAATTTCTTCTATCTTCACTTAAAGGTAATAACATTTCTCTATATTGTTGATCAACATAAAAGTTAAGTACATCACCAACATAAGCTGACATTTCTATTAACATCATCCCAGGAGAGGTTTCATTGAAATCTTGATATGTATTTGGAAAATATGATTTTACATATCTAATTAATGTTGATTTTAAATCATTAAAATCTCTACCAGTATAATCAATATTACTGTTTTTTATTTCACTTTTACCGTATGGCATATCTATTCTCCAACTTTTATTTGAATCGACTCATTAATACTTGGATCCTTTACTAAACTAAACCTAATAAATATTTCCAGAGTACTTCTAAATCTATCAGAATTATTATCAGACATATCAACTTCTATCTCATTAATTTGAACAAAGGGTAACCATGTATTTAAACTCTCAATTATACTTTCTTTAACACTTTCTACCACATCCTCACTAAATGGTTCAAATAAAAATGTTTTTAATCCTAAACCCAGATTGGGATGCATTACTCGTTCACCCCTCTCGGTATTACATAAATTAAAAACATTTTGTTTTACAGCTTCAAGTGTAGTTTTGGTTGAAGCTTTTTCACCACTATCCAAAATTAACGGAATCTTTAATCCTATAAATTGAGTTTCATCTCTATCTACTATAAAACGTTTCTGACTCTTATCTATTATTGCCATTTATTATTTTCCTCGTTTCTTATCTACCGCGGACATTAATTCTCTATAATCTTTCTTTAAAAAACCGGCAGCTGGATCATTTGGACTTACACCCATTTCTCTGGCCAAATTACCATTTGTGTTTTTGTCCTCATCGGAAGATGGGTTACCGATAAGTTCACTCATTCTTTCGGATGTATATGTAGTTCCACCCATAGTTTCCCAATCCTGCCCTATCTCGGTATTATTTAATACCTCATTCAAAACAGGATTCTTCGAATAGTCTTGTTTCTGTTTTGGTTTAGGTTTTTGTACTGGTTGTTTTTTAACCCCACCGAGAACTTCTTTTAAACCCATACGGATTTCTTCTCTTACTACTTCTCTTATTACCATTTTTAGTTGACTCATTTTCATAACTTATTTCTCCTATTCTGATTGATAAAATCCATATCTTTTACCCCCTCGTTTTGTTGCTTTTTCTACTGTTACATCTCTATCTGGATGTTTAAGACTTGTAATAACCAACTCACCCCCTGTACTCCAATAGCAATTTGGAGGTAAACATTCATCTTGAGTAAGATTATCACATTCTGGTCCGGACATACAAATACCACCAACACCATCAACAAAATCTAATGATCCCCCCAAATCTTCTAATCTTTTTTTAAGATCACCCAAATTATTTCCAAATGTACCACCCGCATTTATACAAGCGGACATAGTCATTGATTTTTTAGTTCCATCTGGTAATGAACAAATTACTAAATTTGAAAATGTACCTCCGGCCGCTATACACTCATCCGGAGTCATGACCTTTTTAGTTCCATCTGGTAATGAACAAACTATATTATTTTCATTAAATTCTAAATTATTTATCTGTGTCATTAAACCCAATCTTTCTGATTTATTATCTTCATCCGTCATTATTAAAATATCTGTATAATCGGTTACTCCGGATGAATCATCTATTTCATCCGAAGTTTTTAATGAATCTGAAATTTTTTCATTTTTTAAATCATTCTGACTATTTAAAAATTTAGATATTATACCTAAAATCATACCAATAAATTCAAACAAAGATAGTAACAAATACATTACAGCTATTATTGCAAATGGTATTCCAACTAATACACCCAACATAATAATACACGCGGTCATAACACTTTTAGCTATTGGTATATGCATAGTAAATGCGGTTCCTGCACCCAATCCAACCGTAATTGCAGGTATCATTGATATTATTGTCGCGGCTATGAATGCGATAACAAGTATCTTTATAATAGGAGATATACTTTTTACAAATGACCACAAATTATTTAAAGTTTTTTCAATTTTAGTAATTATCTTGTTTAATTCACCAATCATTTTATTGATACCCGAAACTTCTGCTTCTGCGTTAGGGGGTCTTTTTCCAGTAATTACGGATGCATCTGGGGCAGAAAAAGTTGGTGCTCCCGGCATAGTTACTCCCGGCATGGTTGGTGCTCCCGGCATGGTTGGTGCTCCCGGCATGGTTGGTGCTCCCGGCATGGTTGGGGCTCCCGGCATGGTTGGGGCTCTAAGTTTCGATGATGCTGCGGAAGCGGCGGCTGCAATACCCACCCCGGTCATAACACCAATTAATATATTATCAACTATTTTTTTTGTATCTTTAATTTGCTTTTTTGCACCTTTTTTAATTTCATCGTTCACTTTTTTTGCAGGACTTTTAACTCCGGGTATTTTTGCATTAACGGCATCCTGAGAATTTATATTTGTATTTGCAAGAGTTTCCAAAGTTTTAATTTTTTTATTCCAACCACTGACATCAAGTTGTTTTAATGCTACTAATTCCACTCACCCTCTCCTATCTTTTTAATTTTACTTTCTTACTCAATATCAAATCTGATATTTTCTTTGGATATTCTCCTACCATTGGAATGGGATTTGGTGTCATACCAAACATATCATTTATTGATTCCAGTACTTCTCCCATAGTCTCCAATGATCCACCCGGAAGACCATCTTTAGCTTCAATAGCATTTGATGTTATATAACACATCTCTTTCATTAACCAAAGTATATTACTCAATTGAATTACAAGTGACTCTCCAAGTACGGCCGGTTCAATAGAATCATTCGCTAATGGATTCCCAAGTACAATTCTTTTTACACCATCTATCCAAACTGCATCCGCATTAACTTCAAATTGCCCTTTAGTATTAGTTACAATACTCTCATGCGCCTCTGTAAAAATATTTTTACTGGTAGAAAATGTCATAGAATTTCCAGATCCAATATGAATATGTTCACGGGCAGATACAAATATACTTTCCTTTCTAGAATTAAATGTTATTCTATCAGATGATAAAAAAAATTGATTCTCTTTATAGTTATATATTTCATTGTCTGAATTAAAAGTAGGGCCCGAAGCTTCTGGTTTTATTTTTCCAGAACCACCGTGTCCAAGTGGTTTATTAAATGTTTTTGAAATACTATTATTAACTTTTGGTATCTCATCATCTGCTAATTTAAATTTATAATCATTATTATCAAAATTAAAATGATTTCTGATACTACCTTTTTCTAATATCGCTAAAATTGTTCCATCTAATGTAGTCTCTACTGGTTTACCGGTAGACAATCTACCATTAGATATGATTATATATGGATTTATATGTCTACTACCAATTCTAATACTATTACCATGTCTACCTTCAAATAACATATCACCATGAATAGTATCAAACGCGGAAGAATCTGCAGATTTCTTATTAATAAGTGATGGTATATCTAATATTGGATTTCTCCATTTTTGCATTCTTTTTGCTGGATAATCATCTACAAAAAGATCACTTTTTAACGAACCTTCACTTTTTACTACACTATTAAAAGATGATTTAATATAATTACTTTTAAATACATCTTCATTAAAAGTGGGACTACCATGTGTATTTAGTGGTCCTATATAATAATTTGTTTTTGCAAAAGTACACAATAAAACTGGATCACCTACCGTTGGGGTTTCTTGAATACCTCTAAGTAAAGGATAATATCTAAATTCCTCTCCAGCCTCAGATGGTTTTCTTACACCCAAATTGGTTTCATGTGGCATGGCTATAATACTACTAATTTTTTTTAAGTCACCTTTATACATTAAATTATCTTGTGCTGGTGCCGTCTTTACTACAACACCCGGTACAAACTGTAGATATACAGGCATTGGTTTTTTAGTACCAAAGATGGAAGTTTGATCATATGCTTCCGGCATTGTTGTAAAAGTAGAACCCATATTAATTCTCTCTCAGATTTGGTGATTTTTCCTTTAGTGCATCTATCTTATCGGCCTCTCTTTGGATATCTTCTACATCTTCTTGAAGAGCTGATATTAAATCTTCTTTTTCGGCATCTGATAGTAAGAATGATTCTTCATCTCCACCAGATGATTTAGCTATAATTCTTTGTATAACACCGGCAAGTTTAACAAGGTGTTCATCATTCTTTACAGCTACATCCATATACTCCTTTATAATTGGAGCAACCAATATAACATCATCTATTGTTGTAATGAATCCATGTATTTCAGATATAAGTAAATCTATCTGGTCCTTTCTGTCGGTTGTATTCTTATAAATATCGTGAGTTAAATCTTGAAATGATTTACCCTCGAATATTTCGTCTTTTGATTTCACATTTTTCTCCTAATATTGTAATTATGGATATAACTAATCATATATAAATATAAAATTTACCAAAATGTAGAGGAAATAAAAAACCCCACTTTAATGTGGGGTTATTATATCGTTTTAATAAATTGTATTAATCAAAAAATTTATTTTTTTTATCTTCTATTATACCCTTAGTTTCAAACTCATTTACTAACCATTTATATTCTTTTTTAAATACATTTACAACTTTAGTTATATAGGAAGTTTCAATATTTGTCATTTCTCTAATAAGAACATATAATGCCTTTTTATTAAAATTTTCAATATCATCTCTACGTTTCATTAATTCTACAATTGCATATGCTACATCGATATCTCTTTTATTTTTAAATAATCTATTAATATTATTTTCAAAATAATCTATAATTTCATCGGTAAATTCTATAAAATAATTCTCTTTACTATTACCAATTGATTTTGAATTTAATATTTCTATACCAGTATGTTTTTTATATTTTTTATAGTTGGCATTATTATGTAGTATCAAATAATTTTTAGCTACTACTGAAAAATAACTAAACGCCTTTGAACCTTTTGTGTGGTCATATTTATGCATATTCATTACAAGAAAGGCCAATACTTCGTGTTTAACATCAACATAGACATCATCAAAATATTCAAACTTAAATGTGTTAATTATATTTTCACAGAGTTTATCAAAAGCCGTATGTATTTCTTCACCATATATTTTATTTCGTTCAGCTTGATTTTCATCTGGATCTAATGCATTATATCTTACAATAGCATCTTGAACATCCATATCAAAATATAATTTCTTTTTAGCTTTTTTCTTTTTCGGCACTACTATTCTCCTCTGTTTCTTCGTTTTCAAAGATTCCATTTAATAACTCCTGTAGCTCTTTTAGTTGTTGAAAGAAAAATCCGGTTTCATCATCAGATTCGTAATGCCCTTTAGCATCAACCTGTTTCATTTTAGTTGTTGCGAACTCAATTATATTTTGAAACTCTACAATTAGACTTTCATATTGATTTATTCTTCTTAATGAAAAATATACTAATGTAGATGAACCCACACTAATTAAAAAGAATAATACCGTTAATATCCACCACCACATAACTTATCTCCTATGCGAACAACTCATCAAATTTATTTTTGAGATTGTCTACTTGTTCTTTTTCTTTTTTAACTTGTTCTGTAGTTTTTGATTTAATATTCAAAGTAACTTCTTTATCTGAATGTAACCATTCTTCATATTCTATTCTTGTAACTGTCATATCAGCATGATGAATTACATATGGTAAATTAGATTTAAGAGTAGTATCTTTGCTATAAGTCTTAAAATATTTAATATTACCATCATCATACATTCCATCTGCTAATTTTATTCCTAACATTTCATTAATAGTCATTTGAATTCCAAATTGATTTAAAATCCAAATACCTCTATCGGGTGGTGACATATATTGTAATTCAGGATTAGTTACATATATCTTTCCTTGATTTTTTCTATGCCATTCTGAATCATTTGGTACATAATTGTCATTCTCCAAATCACCAGTCTTACCCAAGTCATGATGTAATGCCGCAAATATCAATTCCTCTTCAGTATAATCATCTACATATGCACCATTATTATACCACACATCTTTTATATCTTTTGCAACATCAACTATATTTAGTACATGTTGTATATAACCACCTGGATAACAACTATGAAAATGTTCTGTTCCAGATGCTGGAGCAAACATCATCTTACCTTTAAGTTGTTCATACATTTGAAGTAATTTATCTTTTCTATCACCATTAAATGTATCTTCTATTAATTGAATTAG